CTATTCATATACAGCTCTTCTCCTGTAAGTCGGCTGTTCATACTGACCCGCTTGTCCGAAGCCTTTCCACCAAACTGGACCCGCAGGAACTGGTCTGACCACTCGCCTGCTAGAACGTCACAGAAAGGCGAGCCTGCGCCCGTCGAGTCAACCGCTACGTCTTCTGGCTTTATCCCTAACGCTTTGCACTTGTCCCGAATCTGGTGGACGATCTGGTACGTCCTCGGAATCGCTTTGTTGGTTGCGTCGTCGTTGAGGTGGATGCAATCCTCGAACTGAATCCCATACTGGCCGACGGTATCGTAGCCAACCCTCGCCGTGTACATGATCGTTCTGTCGCCGCCGTTGGTGAAAGCTGGATCTATTCCTGCAATCAGAGTCGTCTGGCCTTTGAACTCGACCGTCTTCATCGCGCCCGCTTTCAGGATCTCTGACTCGCCGTAGATACCTTCAGTCTCATCGCTGTCAAAGAAAACTGCCCGAACCATCCGCATATACGCACGGCTCTTCTCGCCCAATAGCAGCTTATCCTCTTCGACCTTTTCAATGGTAGGCAAGAACGGGTAGACCGTCTCGCCTGCGAGAATGTTAGGACTACGCTCACCGTCGAGTCGGATGTACTTGCCACCCCACTTCGTCGTCCACTCATCATCGACTTCCGGTGTGATAGACTCCCATCCGTCTTTTGGTGTAGACCAATCGCCGAATGCATCGAAGCGACTGGCAGGGTTGGACAGACCTTTGAACTCGAACCTCGGGTTCTTACTCAAGTTAGCTAGAGCTGCCTGACGGATCGCAAGACTGAGTTCACCCAACTCGTCACCGATCAAGATAACGTGCTTCTGCTTCAGACCGATGAACTTTCCGATTGCTTCACGAGTACGACTCTTTTCCGCAGCGATCAGTGACAAGCCAGCCCTGTCAAAAGTCTGGCCGTTCTCGTCAATGTAGTTGGCCGATCCAATCGAGTCACGAATGTTAATAGGTGCGCCGTCGATGACTGAAAGCAATGAGATCACCGAACCCCAGATCCGCTTACGGGCTTCTCGCAATGTCGTTGAGGTCATCAGGACGAGTGTATCCCTCGGTTTTGCAAGCCAACTGATAATCCCGTACCCTGCGAGTGTATGGCTTTTACCGCTAGAGGCAGCCCCACCTACAGCAAGGTACTTGTTGTTGATACACTCTCGAATGACCTGCTCCGCCCACGGATGCTTCAGGAACATATGTTCAGGCAGGTCGTCGCGGTTCCACAGTAGGTCAGCAATTCGCCAGAAATAAAACTCACGAGCCTTATTGGAGTGGTGGTTGGCAAAACCCCACAGTAGGGCGGTAAGAGTATTGGTAATTGGGATCAGACAACCACCTACGTCCATCATGTTGCTCGCTGTATCAATCCTCGGTTCTAGTACCGATAGTGTGATCTTATCTGGATTTTGTTTCTTAGGGCGTCCCATAGATTTCCCGACGCTACATTGATAAAAAAGGTTTGACAAGTAATTGTTTAGATCCTTATCTCGTTCGAGTATGTCTGACGAACTGGAAGAACCTAAGAAGAAAAAGAGAGCTACATCGAAACGCTTTCTCTCTAAACGTGCGCCTCTCAAAGAAGGCAACCTATCCGCTGAAGAACGAAGGGCGAAACGACAAGCTAAAGCCGAACGAATGCAGCGTGCCGTTGACCTATACCAAAGCGGTGTAATCAAGATCCGTATTGCCGAACAGTTGGGCGTTACAGATGACACGATTTCCCGTTGGTTGAAAGATGTACCTAAACCTTCCACGCCAGTATCAAACGATCCTTTCGAGCAGAACCTTGAGCGGTCTGTCGAAGCCGCTGTGTCCGACTCCCGACTCGCTGCACGCGATGAGGAGCAACAGGCACTACTTGAGGTAGCAGAAAACCAGTCCAGTCCTGCCGACAAGTATCAGGCTTACGTTGCTGCTTCAGCGATTAAGATGCTACGAGACAATCTGATGAATGTCCGAGGACCGAGAACAGTCCGTGAGCTATCCGAACTGGATCAACTCATCCGGCGCAACTTAGGTCTGAATCCAAAAGGGGGTTCCGGTAATGCAGGCACTCTCACGATTGACCTCTCTATCCTGAACAATGCCAAAGCAGCTAATGGCGGAGCGAATGTGATCGTAGAGGCGGAGGAAGTCGAATGATCGTCGTCGGAATTGACAACGGCCTAAGCGGTGGACTCTGTGCAGTCAATGCTGAAACCGATAAGATCGTATCGTACATGGCAATGCCAACGTACAAAGAAGGAGACAAGACTGAGATAGACGTGAACAAGGTAATCAAGTTCATCGAGAGGTTCAGCATGGATAAGATCCTCGTTGCGATTGAGGAGCCTCTCAAGCACGCGAAGTCCTCGCAAGCAGTACGCTCGATGGCAATTTCCTTCGGCAAGTGTGTCGGTGCTTGTGACGCCCTTTATATTTTGACACGTAGGATACAGGTTAAGGACTGGCAGGATGCAATCTTGGGCAAAGGGATAGCGAAGGGTAACACGAAAGTCACAGCACTCAAACGAGCCAATGACCTCTGGCCCGAACAGAGCTGGCTTGCTACGCCGAAGAGCAAAGTTGCCCATGACGGAATAGTTGACGCAGCCTTAATCGCTTACTACACTATCTCTATTAACACACCATGAACCGCAAGTACATCACCGATGCCATTGCCGCCATCCTCGAAGACATCTTCGGTTTCAAGATGAACGTGCCTTTTGGAGAAGAACTCGAATCTTTTTTCGAGCCAGAGCAGTTTGTTGCTTTTGAGAAGTTCCTCCAGCAGGAGTTCGATCTGCCTGACTCTACGCTACTTGAGTCCGCCGTGACCTTTCGAGAACTGGTCGTCCTCATCGAGGACGAACTTTTTTCTTAGGCCGATAAAAAAAAATTATTGACGTACTTCGATTTTAAGGATAGTTGGTCTTCCGTCACACGACGACCATCACAATGAGTGGACCACACGATGCAGGTAAAGGAAGCAACCGCCGCGAATACAATGCGGGAGCTTGGAACAACAGCCCACTATGGGACAAGATTGGACCGACTAGAAAGAATGAGCACACTAATACAAGACACACTGAAGAAGGAATACTGGCGGCTCCTCAAGAAGGAGAACTATCCAAAAACACCAAACATAACGGAACAGCTCAATGAACTCGAACGAGAAATTGGAAAGTTCGCTGGACCCAAAAGGGGTAGCCGGAAGCAAGAAAGCCCCACTGCATCTAATCCCGCCGACAGCGATGGAGAGTGCTGCGTGGGCGCATAAGTTGGGTGCAGACAAGTACGGGCCATACAACTGGCGCAAGACAAAAGTCTGCACTACGACCTACATTGCAGCGATGATGCGCCATCTCAACGCATGGCGCGACGGTGAAGATCTGGACCCTGAATCCGGTATCACGCATCTGGCTCACGTCGTCGCTAGCTGTAACATCCTCATGGATGCCGCTGCTTGCAACACGTTAGAGGATGACCGATACAGGATGCCGATACAGGATGACCCTTACGAAGACGAAATGATCCTCAAAGGATCATGGACTCATTGTGGCAAGTGTCATACACGAACCGAACATCACTATGTGTTAGGGTGGATCTGCCCCAACTGTGACCTATGAGAAGTAAATCAAATAAGGCCAAACAGCGTAAGATTAACTACTCTAAGATACGCGAGAATGCTATCGACCGTGTAGCTGCGGCAGGCTCGATTGAGATGGCAGCAGTACTGCAAAAGCATTTACAGCAACGCCTACTTGAACAGCAGGCATACTCCTACGACGACAAATAAACTCCTACCTATACAGCAATAATGAATACAGAAATGGATGACACCCCTTCGGATTGGACGAGGTTTGTTTTGATGAGCGAGTACGCCAAAAAGCTTTTTGATGAAAACAATAAACTCAAGAAGCAGTTGGAGGAACTTAACATGAAACGAGAAGCCCTTTACTCTATGTTGAGCCGATAATGAGCAACTTCGACATTGAATCATACAGGAAAAAACTTCAACAACGTATTGAGGAAGAAACTCGTATACTAAAGTTTTTGTTGGACTACGATATGGACTACGATAGTCAGCAAAGGCACATAGGACGAATTGACGCCTACAAACACGCACTCAAACTAATCGAACTCGCATGAAAAAAGAATACTGGATTATTGACACTGACCTAATTGAGCAAGTGACAAATACTTGTCACGCAACTGGCCCATATCCAACTCGCAAAGCAGCAGAGACAGCAGCGTTGAAGGACATCCGCAATGTCTGGAATGACTCCTGCACTTGCCTGAAGACCGAACACGAAACCGACTGGTGCGCTCCGTTGCTCATCGTAGAAGTCATACGCAAAGTCATCCCAAAAATAACGGCCAAAATCGAACTCGTTGACGCATGAACAAAGACAACGCAAAAGACTACCTTCCGATTGTGCAAGCACTCGCGGACGGAAAGCAGATCCAACGAAGAATGCCGCACTGTTTCATCCAGAAGGACGAGAAAGAAGGGCTGCCTGTACTAATAGAGCGGCCAGAAGAATGGGTCGATGATGCTGAAGGAGAGTTCTCATTCTATTCTGAGCCTGATTGCTACCGCATCAAGCCCGACGAGCCGCGCACGTTTGATATAGCTCGTCGTAAAAGCGATGGGTTAATCAAAAATCATGCTGGCAATTTTATCAACAACGAGTGGGAACGCATCACGGTGCAGGAGGTGTTGAAATGATCGACTGGTCATCTGCGCCTGAATGGGCTACGGGTGCTGCAATGGATGGTGAGAGCGGCGACTGGTACTGGTACGAGTTAAAGCCTAAACCAGTGGATAGATACTGGAGTAGCGATCAACGTCATGAAAAGATGTTGTTGCAACCAGAAGAAGCAAACAAATGGAAAGAATCATGGATCGCAAAGCCAATCTTATTAACAAACAACAATATGTTTACCGAAACAAAAACTACAACGACCGAAAAGAAATCACCGTTTACCTTTGAAGAAGGGGGGCCAGTGCATCCAGTAACCTATGGCAACATTCACGATGGGATGTCACTGCGCGACTACTTCGCTGGACAGGCGATGATCTCAATGTACGGCCACTCTATAAACATCGCTGAGGAAGCGTATAAAGTCGCAGACGCTATGCTTGAAGCCCGAACCCTGAAACCTGAATGAACGAAATAAAATTCCATATCGAAGAAACCGAAATACGTTTAGAGCGTCGAATGCTAGACGGCAAAAAACAATACCGCTTGTCTGACCAACCGGATAAGTTTTACGACTCTGCACAAGAAGCGATAGCACACCGTAAGCTTCCAGCATTTGAGCAGACAGAAGAAGGATTACTTAAAACAAGAACCCTGAAACATCATGACTGACCCAAACACGCTAGCCGCAACCGTATTCTGCGTCGTAATGATCTGCGCTACGGCAGCAGTAATCACCTCAATCCTCAAACAATAAACACAATGACTGACACACCTGAAACTGACGCGATCCTGAAACAGTTCGAGCATCTCCTCCCTAACTGGCTCGCCAGCGAGATGGCGGCAGTTGCCCGCAAACTTGAACGCG